ATGCTACCTTTACGGTAGATGGTGTTAAGTCGCACATGCAGCTACAGCGTCGTGAACAGCCGATTCGCAAGATTGGTCGGGCTAAGGTGGCATTGAGTAGTTATTACCCAAGCCGCTTTATGGTTACTCGTAGTCGTAAGGTTGCCCAGGATATGGGTATCTGGCTGAGTAAGCAGGTTCTTAAACAAAGCGATGCCGGAGTGCTTACATTTAACCGTGGTAGCCAGTTTGATCAGAGCTATCCAAGCCCGCGCATTTACAGTGCTTTGGCTACTCGTTTCCAATGGATTAAAACCAAAGACTATACCTTTGACTTCCGTTTGGCTGAGCTTCTGGAGAAACATCCAGAGTTTAGTAAGCATACGAAAAAGGATGGTTTCCTGATTGGTGTCAAGGGCAAAGACCCTCTGACTATTGACAGCTTTGGTAATATCTTTAAAGGTGATGAAGATGTAGGTACCATTGAAGAGTTGATGGGTTTCACATTGGCTAAGGCGCCTCTTGAATACGCATCCATTAACATCAGTGGTTATCTGTTTCCGATTGGTGTTGTTCTTTGCTGGTACTTCGGTATCACGAAACTGCTTGAAGTGACTAAGGCCACCACTCGCAGTGTTCCTGCTGGGACACGTCCTAAGTTGGCAAGTGACGAATACGCCATTACCTTTAACGATGAACATCTGATCTTTGACCGTCGTGAAAGATTTGCTGCCATGATTTTTGGTGGCTTGGTCGGTCTTGGCAACATTAGTAACTTCAGTAAAAGTGATTTGAACAACAATGGTGTCTGGGGCCCGCTCATGGCTGACCCTAAAGTAAAGGCTCGTCATTTCAAAGAGATGAAGAACACTTACGATCTGTTTGTTGATCCGATTACAAAGGAGGCATTGCGTCGTCTTAAATATGCCGATTCTTGGCATTACCTACTGCTTGATGCTGTAGAGCTGTTGGAGACTGACCAGACTCGTAATGAAGTAGAGCTTGAAGAACAACGCATTGTCGGTTATGAGCGCTTTGCAGGTCACCTGTACGGCGAGTTCTGTGAGGCAGTGCGCAAGTACAACAACAAAGGGACTGATCGCAAGTACAAGCTTGAAATCAACCCTGATGCAGTCACCATGAAGATCATTACCGATACGTCGGTTAACTTGGTCGAAGAGGTAAACCCAGTTCACCAATGTAAGGATCAGGAAGAGCTGACCTTTGGTGGTACTGGTGGTCGTAGTGAAATTACTGTTGTACAGCGGGCCCGTATTCAGCTAGATAGCTACCGTGGTCGTATTTCCGAGGCTAACAAAGATAGTGGTAAGGTAGGTTTTGTAACCTACACTACTAGTGACCCTCTGATTGCTGACTATCGTGGCAACATGGATATGCTCGGTAAACCTTCTTACACCGGTCTAATGTCTGTAACCGGTAACCTGTCACCGTCCATTACCAAGGATGACTCTAAGCGTCAGGTCTTTGTGTCCACGCAATGGTCACAAGCAGTTAGTGCTAGCAACTATGAATGGAGCACCGTACGAACCGGCTATGATTCTGTAATGGCTCACCGTACGTCCACTCTGTACAGCAAGGTTGCTAAAGACCATGGTCTGGTAACAGGTGTTGAAAAAGATCAGTTACTGGTTACTTATTCCGACGGCACTACTGATAAATATCCTCTTGGATTTGTTATTGGGGAAGCAAGTGGTGAATACCACAGGCACACCCGAGTTACTGACCTCAAGGTTGGAGACAAGTTCAAGAAAGGCGATGTAATCGGTTGGGATGAGCAGTGGTTTAAACGAGATCCTTTTAACCCAGGGCAAGTTGTTTTGCTTACAGGTTACCAGGTTCGTATTGCCATGGTTGAAGACCAAGACACTTACGAAGACTCCATCGCAATGTCTCGTGAACTTGCGTCGATCTTTATCACTCCGTTCTTGAACCCGGTTCCATTTACCATGCAGGCCAATCATTCGATTGCTTTGCGGGTAAAGATTGGGGACGAAGTCGATTATGACGCGATTTTATGCGAAATCGAAGACAGCGCTGCTTTCGGCAGCTCGTCTGAGGTTGATAATCTTTCCAACGAAATTAACCGCTTGGGTATTCGCCAGATCCGCTCTAAGAACCACGGCACCATTGTGGACATTGACGTTAAGTACAACTCCCCTTTTGAGGAGATGTCTGAGACAGTTACCAAGTTGATTAAGGATGGTGACAAGAAGCGTAAACGTTTCATGGAAACTGAAGGCAAGAAGCCAGTAACCGGGGCCGTCAACAGTAACCTGAACGTAGCTAAACCTGTTATCCCGCCTGGACTTGTTGCAATCACCATCTACATCGAGACGTTGGACGGAAGTACAACGGCTGATAAATACGTTCTTGGTAATCAGATGAAGGCAACCACTGGTTATGTGATGCCTAAAGCCATCTACACCAAGAGCGGTAAACGGGTGGACGTCAAGAAGAGCTTTAAAGGTGTACTCAACCGTATGGTTAACAGTCTGCGAGATGAGGCTGTAACTGGCGAAGTGGTTAGCGACTTTTCTATCCAGGCTGCAAGAATTTACAGAGGTAAATAAACAATGGATTACCGATTGCTTAATGCAATCCGGGACTTTCAGGTCGCCTCGCAAGAGTGCGACCTTTATTCCGGGTCAGTCGACGGCAAATGGGGTAAGGGTAGCGTTGTTGTTGCCACTGCCATTTTTACTGATTACAACCAACGTGTGAATGGTGGTCGTCATCCGATCATTCCATTCCCAGTTCCTGCTACTTGGGATGACGGTCAAGAGGCCATCAAACTCATCCAACGTAACCTGAAACTGCTTAACCTTTATTCCGGTGACATCGACGGGATCTGGGGCGAGGGCAGCAATGCTGGTTTGCTTAAGGTGTTTAACAGTTATCGTGCTTACAACAAGATCCGCGGTTATGATCTGGCTTACAGCACTAAAGTTCCTGCTGAGTTCCTGGCTAAGGTTAAATCGTGGGTTGGTCGAAAAGGTTATTGGGCTCGTGCCGCTTCCGATCTGATGGCTTGTATGAAGTTTGAATCGGCTGGCACCTTCAGTCCTACTATTCAAAACCAAGGTGGCGCACAGTTCTTTGGTTTGATTCAGTTTGGTAAAGATGCTGCTACTGACTTGGGGCTTACCCTGGATCAGATTAAGGCTATGTCTCAATTGGAACAATTGGACCTGGTCTTCAAGTATTTTGAAATGTGGGAGAAGCGTGGTAAGGTCTACCGTCGTATGGAAGACTTCTACTTGACTATCTTCTACCCAGCTGCTGTTGGTAAAGGTCCTAACGAAGTTATCTTCCGTCGTGACTCTACCGATCGCATGAACGCTAAAGGTTATATTCAGAATAAAGGTTTTGACGCGGCTAATACTGGCGTTATTACTGTAGGTCAAATCTGCGAGCGGATGTATTCGGAGTATTACGAAGGTATGCGCCTTACCAACCGTGTTCGCGTAAACACTCTCTATTGATCCAGGGGAACGGTTCATGTCTAAAGATAAACTGATCAGTGATGTCATCACGATCGCTAACACAACTGAGCTGGTGAAGAACACCATTGCAAAGTTGGGCTTGACCTACATCGCCCCGCTGGAAGAGTCTGTTCAAGACGAGCAAATCAGCAAGGCTATCATTCGCCGCATCAAGAAAGGGGCTAAGCAATGATTCGTCCATCTAGCATTGCCCTGGCAGAACTGATTGCTGTTACTAACCCGGATGTTCGTCCTACTGACGTCATCAGTGGTTTGAACGGCGAGTCGTGTGGCATGGTGCCTTACTCGGAAAACTATCGCAAAGAAATCGTTGCGGTAACTTCGAGTGACAACAATGAACACACCACCTTCATGGGCGCCTCTAGCACCCGTCTGGCCGAGATCATCACGGAATCCATGGAGAACATCAGTTCCTTTGGTAAGCCGTTTGCATCACTTCTCAGTCAGCGTATTGCGGTCGTCTATAACCGTAGCCAACTGACCCGCATTGCTGGTCGTTATTTTGGTCCTACTTTTGTTTCGCTGGACGATTCGTTCTTCTCCTCGGACTTGTTCCCTACTTCTTTCGAAAACGACGGTTACGCTTACGATGCTATCGATCTGAACGTATTGAGCCGACTGACTTTCGATTACCCTACCAATGACCAGGTAATTGAGTTTGTTGGTAGCTCGTATCCTGACATCGTCGAAGTCCTGCGTGATCGTGACCACACAGCAAGTGCGGCGGCCGAAGCTATTGGCGATCTGGATTCGCTGAAAAGGCTGTTGGTTAACAACAACGGTGTATTCAACTTCAATCAACTGAAGTCCACCAACTCCGAACTGCTGCTCAAGATCTACGTGATCCTGACCCGTATGTACGGTTCTACTGCTCCTGCTCCATGGCTCAAACAAGGTCAGCTGTCTGATTATCGCGAGTTCGTAAACTTCCTGTGGAAGGGTCTGACTCGTTACATCATTAAGCTGCGCAGTGTGATCAAGCAATACCAAGAGCGCGAGCTGGTGTTGACTGAGACCGCACCTCCTCGTTTGCTGGAGTCCAAAGAAGAGCACGAAAAAGGTATCATGTTGATTGACGTCGAAACGTCGATCTACTACACCGATGCTTACTTGGAAAAAGTTACTGCTGGTGGCAACTCGATTACTGAAGTGATCTTGGGTTACTACTGGAACCGCCTGCGTGGTGGCAATGCCACTATCAACGACGTAATCAACGATCCTGGCCGTTTCCAAGCAGAATGTGGCGCGTACTACAACTACGTCCACGAAAAGCTCCAGATGCTGGGTTACAAGGTTTTTGTCAAGATGGGTATCGATGCCATTGTCGAATACATCTCTGGCAACGAGCTGGTTGCTGAACGCTCTGCTGAAATCCGCGGTAATCGCGGTACTCTGCTGAAGACCTGGGTGACTGACACTTTTGGTGCTGAACTGGAACAGTGCTACAACCAAGTTGTTGCGCTCAAGGTTGGTACCAGTGATGCAATCAGCTCCGAAGAAGAAGTTGGTGAAACACTTACCAACGTCATCATGTCTTCGCGACTGGTTCCTCAGTTCCTGCGTGCGCTCAACTGCAACACGGCCGCTCAACTGCTGGAAGACACCTTTGTCACCCAGGCCGCTGAGGACACCATTGTTGATCAGCGTCAGCGTCTGCACGTAGCAGTTATTAACCTTATCGTAGGGATTTCTCTCGAATGAATCCACTTGGCCTGAAACGGGAAGAGAGCGCCTCTTTCAGAAGCAAGGCCATCACGGTACTACCTGACAAGTCCGTTATCGCAAATCGTAATCTGGAAGTTTATGTTCCTAAGCGATTTGTTGATAACGGAATGGCTACGGTTAGTGACAAGGTCCATACCGCTGCCGTGTTAGGGTTGGTTATACCAGGGGAGTGTTATGCCCCCCTGATTGCCCTGATGGACATTACCTTGGTTCCTTTGAACATCCGCGAGGCTAACGTTGCGGGTATACCGTATCTGATTCTCGAGTTTGAAAAAGGTGACACAGTATTTGACAATTTGGAAGTTATCCAAGATCCTAACAAACCGTTTGCGTTTATGTTGGAGTTTTATTACTACGCCAAGATCCCTTGGTATGTAAACCATCTGGACGTACTTGGTATGTTTGACAACGCCAAGGCTGAATGTGGCAGTGAAGTTGGTAGTAGCTTACAAGTTGCTCGGGTACTCACCTCAATTATGTTTCGCGACCCTGATGATCCCTTCAAGGCATATCGGTATAGTGAGGCTGCAAAAGAAGGTAGACCTCCTCTAATCATGGGTCTTAATAACGGCAGTGTTCTGATCGATGGTACGTTTGCCAAGATCACAAGTGGTTATCTGCAAGATAACACCTTGGCTGCAATTGTTAACCCTGATGACAAGGTAACGGACTACGAAATGATTATGAGGGGTATTCCTACATGAGCAAGATCATTACCTTCGGGAGTACGGTACTCGATGCCGGCACTCGAGGTATCATCAAACCGATGGAGCCAGGTGGGAACTATTACCTGGTTAACTCGGGGGGTTTCAACATCGAGAACCGGAGCGGTATCAAATACCGTTTCAACGAATACCTGAAAGAGTGCATGCGCCCTGACAGTGACCTTAACCGTCGTATTAGTGAGGGGCAACTTCAGTGCGAACTGGGTCATCCTCCACAGTACTACTGGGAATGGGTTAATGGACGTATTGTCCAAACCCCTATCACTGATGTGTTCCAATGGATTCATCGCTTACGTACGGTCCTGGAACCTAACGTGTGCGGTTCTATCCGGAAGATCCATTGGATCATGACGGGTGGTGACACCGATCCTGTACACAACAAGATCGAAGTACGTCCGTTTGGTGTGCATGCACAAATCCTGAAAGACAGTCTGGAAGATCCAGACATGAATACTGCTTTCAGCATTCGTACTGTTACTAAGCCGCAGAAATTGGGTGACCGTGTTCGTGAAGTGGATTACTTCACTGGTTACGATAAAGTAATTGAGCAGGGTATGTTGGAAGCTTGTAAGTATCGGACTTCTGGTCTCGAAGACTTCATGACTCACCAGCTGAATGCTGCTCCTGCGGAGATGCACGTTAACGTTGATGAGGCTATCTACGTTTGCGAGCGTGAGATGCAACGTGAGGCATTCCAGATGCGTTACGCCGGTACTGAAGACCACAAGCAACTGGTAACCATGATCGAACATCTGAAGAAGACGTATCGTCATAGTGACCCGGTCAAGCTGAAAACCACCAGCGCATTGAACGTGTTCTAATAAGTACCTAAGGTGGGGAAACCCACCTTAGGCTTATAGTTTATTTTTGCTACTTAGCAATGGTATACCCAAAGTGGGTACAAATCACTTTTTGTTTGGAGTTACATCATGACACCTGAATTTATCGCCGAACAGCGCCTTATTCACACTCTGGACGGTATTGCAATGGTTTCCACTCTCCGTGAAGCAGCCGGGGCTGTCGTCGTTCTTCAGTCTCTCTTAGAAATCTCCAAGTCTGAATGGCAACGTTCTTTCAACGCCACTACTGGTGCTCACCTCATCAAAGATAACACTGTAGGCAGCCTGAAATCCGACGCCATCTTCACCTACATCTCCAAGCTGGTGAAGACCTATCTGAGCGCCGACGGCATTCGTTCCACGGCCTGGACCAAGAACACTATCAGCGGTGAGAACTTCACCACCAAGGCCATCAGCGGCATCCTGGCAGGTTCTCCTATTGCAAGCCATGAAGATCTGTTCCGTCCGGTCACTACTCGTCTGCTGGGCTTTGACGAGCAATTGGTTGAAGCAGCCATTGCCGGTGACAGTCTGAGCCGTGCTACTGCGCTGGTAACCTACCTGGCTAGCCGTTTCGACCTGAGCCAGAGCAAAGAAGATATCCTGGACTTGTACGACCGTGAAATCAGTTACATCGATGCAGGTCTTATCAAACAGGCTTTGACTCCTGATTTCTACATGAACAAAATCAACGCTATCATTGCTTACTTGAACAGTGAGCTGGAACATGGTGATCCTCATGTCACCAATCCGTTGAGCCTTTTGCTCCAAGAATAATTCAAGTCTATATTACTTAGATGACCACGCAGGCAATTGCCTGAGGGGAAGTGTACCATGCTTTTCCTTGTTGTCTAAGTAATCCAATTTCATTCCCCCGATAAGAGAGAACCGCATGTCCCTGAACAATGAATACG